TGGAGGCGGTGAACATTGATCCGCCACGCGCTGTAGCTCCGGCGAAGGTTGTTCCTGGCATCTTCTTCGCGCCGCCTTCAACTAGGGGCATGGAGTTTTCGAGCGTCAGACAAGCGGAACTGTACTTCTGAACGTCGTCGCGGAATTCGACCAGAGGGCTGATCTCGCCAGTGTTGAAACTGTTGCGAACTGGATAGGTCTTCGGCACTTAGTACCGCCATCCATAGGAGTCGGCATAGCGTCCAGCGCGAACCCAGGCGTCCGAACCATCCTCGTCCCGTTCGGTGTCCATGGTTTCGTTCTGGGCCTCGGCGGAGTTCAGCGACTCCTTGTATTGGTCGCGGCACATCTCCCACTTCTGCTTGTCTTCCGTCACGCCGATGGACAACTCCTGCGCCAGCCGCCACGCCAGCGCATTGACGAATCCGGGCATCAATTGGGAGTAATCGGTGATGAGGCGGATGTAGGTCATCGCGGCGGGGAGGGGTTGGTTGTTGGGGCCGCACAGCCATCCACCGTAGTTGGTGAGGGCGTATTTTCCAGACGGAAATGGAGTGGGCGGAGTGGTGCCTGTCCCCCACGGGATCGGGGGATTGACTGTCAAATCCCACCCAGAGGTCAGGGTTTCAACGCGATAGTCCCAGCCGTAAGGGAAGAATGGAGGGTCTTGTTGCGAATACCAACCCTGCCCGCCGTAGCCGTTGAAGCACCAGAGGTCGGTTTCGTTCTGCCGCCTCCGGGGGCGGGTGACGCGGAGGAAGTCGGCGGGGAGCGCCCATGCGAACTTCCAGGTATAGAGCGGGGTGACGGTGGAAAGTTGGAGGGGAACGCGGGTCTTTGCAAATTTCCAGTCCCGCTCGCTCAGAACCTCTTGGAATATCGCGTCCCAAACGCTCAGCACCTTCACGGCGTTCGGCGAGGGGTCGTTCACATCGACGATCTGCCCGCGCGCACCGATCCGCCCAAGCGCCAGGTTGCTGATCGAGGCTTGCGAGTAGGCCATGTCGGCGGCTCCTAGGCCGCTTTCACGGCCTCACCCTTCGGGGGATCGAATTGGAAAACCGGCATTGCAGGCCGGGAGGGCCGGACGGGGACGATCTCCCCGGTCTTCTGATCGACCTTGGTTGAGGTCATGGGGCGGGTGGTCATCCGCGCCAGCTCGGAATCCGAGTCGATCTGATACTTCCGCCCCTTCTCGTAGTAGAAGCAGGCGGAAGAATCGTAGGCGTCGTGAAGACAGAGGGCTTCGACGATCATTACTGCTCGCCTCCTACCCGTGGGCCAAACCACGCGGCGAGAGTGCCGGAGGTCGGGTTGGTCCCGGTGACCGCGCCGTAGAAGCGGAGGAATTCGAGTACCGCCGCGCCGGAGATCGGGATGTAGTAATGCGCGCCGGCGACGCCGAGCTGGGCAAGAGAGAGTGTTCGCGCGGCGATGGGGTTGCCGGAAGAGTTGTAGGTCGCGGCGGTGGTTGCGGAGGTGCAAACCTCGAAGTTGATCGAGGTGAGGTTGTTGAACGCTCCTTCGATCAGGAGATGGAGGCCCCAGTCGGTTCCGCCCTGACCAACCACTTCCGGCGGGAAGGTGTAGGTCTTCTCGGTGAGGGAGGGGAAGGCGGGTAGGTAGGGGTAGGTCAGGCCGGAGTTCGGAGCGCCGAAGTCGATTTCGAGGTTCGAGTATTGCGAGCCGGCGGTCCCGAAAGAGTCGCCAAGGGTGTTGGGCGACATGGTGAAGACGGTGGCAGGGGAGACGGTCGAGGAGGTTGATACGGTGTAGGTGCCGATGTTGCCCGTGCCCGTTCCGTTGGCCGTGATGTAGGTGTTGGCAAGGACACCGGTGCCGGAGACGACTTGACCGACTCCGAACTGACCCGACGTAACGGTGGTCACAGTGAGGATCGTGCCGGTCTGGGAGCCTGAGCCGACCACATTGGCAGTCGAGGTGATCGGGCCGGTCGAGGTGCCGGTTCCGTGAACGTAAAGCAGTGCGTCGGTCTGCGGCATGGTGGCTCCTTAGCTCACGAGGGTTTCGGTGTTGACCAGCTTTTCCGCGAGCAGGATGGGGATGCCCTGGAAGCGGGTTACGCGGCGGCCCCAGACATTGCCGTCGGTGGGGTCTTGAGTGTAGTAGGCGTTCAGCTTCTGCGACACCGAGCGGATGTCGATCTGGGCGGAGATGGCTCGGTTGACGAAGATCACGGTGCCGGGAGCATCGCCGCGTCCGGGCAGAAAGTTGATCGCGTCGATCAGGATGTTCTCATCGAAGTTTCCAGGGGACGAGAGAACGGTCGGGTTGACGTTCGAGATCCTCTGCACGCAGCGTTCGTCGGCGATCTGGAGGCCGAACATCCACTGAAGGTGGGTGAGGTACATCTGCATGTAGCCGTTTTGCGAGAACCCGTTGCCGGAGGCGAGGGAGGTAGCGCCCTGCTTGGTGATCTCGCCCAGGTCTTCGACCATCAACCCGCCCGGCATGTTCGGGGGATAGATGCCGTAGACCTTGTCGGGGCCGAATTCCACCAGCCAGATCGAGGTCACGGGGCCGGAGGACGCGCCGTTGTTCAGAACGTTCGGCTGCCAGCTCTGGTCGCCGTTCGGATAGCTCTCCAGGTTGTTGAAGCGCGTGGCCAGGCCGTTGATCGCGCCAGCATCCTGGGCTACCGATCCATACCAGAAGATCGATTCCGCCTTCTGCCGGATGCCCTCGATGTGGTTGGCGTCCTGGTCCATGCGCCACGCGGTCGGGTCGTTCTGGATTGCGCAGAGCTGCTTGTCCACCTCGGAGTAATCTTCGAGGTTCATAATCCCGTCGTTGATGGGGGTGTTCTTGGAGGCGGTGGGAAGGGTGAAGGTGTTCCAGCGGCGGGTCGAGGCGACGGGGAGCGAGTCGGTGCGCGTCGCAATGTTCGACATGATCTGGTTGGAGGGAATCATGGGGAGGACGCGGAGCAGGGGCGTGGTGCGGTCGAGAACGCGCGCGACGTTGACCCACGGGGAACGGGCATCCATGGTGGCGTAGTTCGTGACGATGTCGCCAAATGTAGTCCACGGGAGTTGTACTACGTCAGTCGCCATGATGAATCCTTCCTAGTTACTGAATGGGTGGAAATCCGGTGGTGCGCGCCGGAGGCATTTGAGACTTCGGGTAAGGGTTGTTCACGCCCTGGACGGCGGGACGGTTGGTCGATTGAGGAGAACGGTCTTCTCCGGTGAGCGCGGCGAACTTGACGAGGGCGCGCATGAAGCCGAGACGCCCTGCGGAGGTTGCGCCGTCGAAGGCCTGGTCGAGTTCCACTCCGCCATGTTCCTTGAGCATCCGCTTGGCGAGTTCGGCGTTCTTGTCGAAGTCGCTCTTCCACTCTTCGCGGAGCTTGGTTTCGGCGATGGCGACCTCGGACCTCATTTTTTCGTTGTGCGCGGCGACCATCTTGGTCATCTGCGCGTTCATCGCGGCGGAGAGGCCGTTGGCCTGCTCCTGGGTGACGCCGAGCTTATGGAGTTCGCCCTTCCAGAACCCCGTCCACTCCGGGGCGTTGGCGTCTTCACCATCGAGTTTGTAGTCGGTGGGTTTTTCCGGGCGTCCGAGAGCGGAGTAGTAGAGGTTTCGGTCGGCGTCGGTGGCGTTCGCGGGGAGCTTGGGGATGTAGTCCTTGGAAGCGGCTTCAAGCGCCGTGACCTTCGAGGTCTGCGCCAGGTAATCCTTGGACAACGCGCCCACGTCGGAGAACTTTGCCAGGGACTCATTGGTCTGGATATCGGCTGGGAGGGAGGAGCGCCATCCGAGGTCGGGTTGTGTAGGTTCTGACATAGCTTTCAATTATGCATGGTACACGAATTTCGATTCTGTCAATCTTTTTTCTTGAAAATCACTTTAGCCTGGGGCATGTTCGACTTTGGGTAGGGGGTGCGGCGTCCCGCCCAGCGGGTGAAATTGGCGCGCATCTTGGTTTGGTCGTCGTCGCGCCCAAGCGCTGCGGGGGACGCTCCACCCTTCGATCCACCTTTTCCGCTAGGCATGGGCAAACTCCTCTACGGCCTGCTCCAGTGCCTCGAAGCCGA